GGCTACATCAAAATCACCATAGACACCCAGGCGTACTACGCCCACCGCCTTGCGGTTCTTGTGATGACAGGCGAAATGCCTCCATCAAAGGTCGACCATCGCAATCGTGTCCGCGACGATAATTGCTGGGAAAACTTGCGCCAGTGCACCGGGCGGCAAAACCAACTCAATCGCGCCACAGTTAGGCCGGTCCACACTGGCCTTCCAAGAGGGGTAACGCGGTCAAGCAACAGCCCAAGGTATCGAGCGCAAGCGAAGATGAACGGTAGGCGTGTAAACCTTGGAACCTTCGATACCCCAGAAGAAGCTCATTCAGCCTATCGGTCCGCTCTTGGCTCCGATGTCCGCTACCTGATGGAGGCGTAACGTGGGCCCCTCCGCAAGTCAGAAGAAAGCGCTCGAGCGCCAGGAACAGGAAGCTCAGCGCAGCGAGAACCGTCAGGTCAAAACCATGCAACAAGACCTTCAGCAGCAGACGTTGGAAGTCATGCGTCGCTATGGTGGCATGGCACGGGGCGGCATGAATGGGATGATGACCGGTTCCTCGCCGCTGCGAGGCCGCTAATGGCCGTCGCGATCACCGAGAAGGACTTCATCAAGAGGCTCGAGACCGCGCGCCAGTTCAAGGCCGACATCGAGCCCGACCTGATGGAGGGCTACTTCTTCACAGCACCTCGCCGGGCCCGCGAGATCCGCTCCAACAAGCAGACGCGCACGGCAAAGGCCGATGCAGCCGCGGAAGCCGCCGAACTCCACACCACGCTAGGCCTCGAATGCGCCGACGACTTCGTGGGCATGATCATCGACGCCTTCATGCCGCCCAACATGGATTGGGCGAAACGCGCCAAGGGCATGCTGCCCGAAAACATCTGGGCGCAGATCAAGCAGGAAGTCGCCAAGCAGGACCAGACCATCATCGACACCATCAAGGCGTCGAACCTCTATGCCGTTCTAAAACCAGCGTTTTATCCCGATCTGTCGCTGGGCACATGTGCGCTCTGGATCGAGGACAAGCACCTCGCCGAACCGCCGGTCGTGCGCCCCGTGCCGATCCGCGAACTGGACCTCGATGCCGGCCCCAGCGCTGACGTCGGCGCCCGCTTCGTCACCCGCTACGAGACGAACCGCGACCTGCCGGGCATCCTGCCGGTGGGCGCTTTCGAGAAGCTGCCGCTTGGCGTTCGCGAGAAGATCGGCCGCCAGCCCGAGGGCACGACCGAGGTCAATTGGGGATTTATTCCCGACCGCTCCGTGCCGCTGGAAGTCACCTGGCACTACATCATCCACGTCGCGAAGAAGCAGTGTTTCCACGAGGAACTGAAGGGCGAGGGCGCCATGCCGCTCGTCATCCCGCGCTTCGACGTCGACCCGACCAATCCGTGGGCGGACGGCCCGACGCTGAAGGCGCTGCCGTATCTCCGGGTCATGGACGCCTATTCCCAGATGTCGCAGGACGGCGCCGAGTTCCAGAGCGATCCGTCCTTCATCTACACCAGCGATGGCACCATCAACTTCGAGGGCGGCCTGCAGACCGGCATGGCCTACCCGGCGGCCATGGGCTTCGACAAGACGCAGATCGCGTGGCTTCGGCCGGACGTGCGGCCTGATGTCATGATGCTGACAGTCGATCAGTTGCGCGCCGAAGTGCGCCGGCTGCACTATGCCGATTTCCCGGAACAGCGCGGCAAGACGCCGCCGACCGCCAGCCAGTGGATTGACGAGATGGTCAAGATGCAGAAGCGCATCGGCCTGTCCGGCGAGACGTTCTGGCGCGAGGGCCCCAGGGCGATCTTTGAGCGCTTCCGGTTCCTGCTTGAGCAGCGCGGCCTCATCCAGCCGCTCATGGTGGGCGGCAAGGCCATCCCGGTTTCGCCCTATAACCCGGCCGTCAAGGGTCAGGATCTGCAGGAGGTCCAGACCGCGGAGCGCATGCTTCAGACGAACCTGGCTTTCGGCGGCGTGCAGGGTCAGGCAGCGGTCAACGTGCCCGCGACGATGGCGAATATTCAGGCCAAGCTCGGAGACAAGATGGTCGTCTGGCTTGGCGCCGAAGAGCAGAAGGAACTGCTGACCAGCCTCATTCCGCAGGCCGACGTCAACATCGGCAACACGATGGCCGGTTGATGAGCGATACCGTTTCTCCCGAAAGAGTGGCGCTTGCCGTGCAGCAGATCGCCCGCACGGACGATGGGAAAATCCTTCTAAACTGGCTCCACACGAAGCTTTGCAGCGTCATGGGACCGTTATCGACGCCGTGTGCGTTGCGGCAGCATGAAGGAAGTCGAATGTTGGCCCAACAAATTTTGCAAATGGCAAAACAGGAAGCTTTCAGTGACGACCGAAACGGCCACAGCACCAGCCCCGGAAACGAGCCAGCCCGCAGCCGCCGCCGCGGCCCCGCCCGCGACCTCCCCGGCGGCCGCCGCCCCTGAGACTGCTGCCGCCGTCAAGCCCGAAGGCCTCGATGACTATTGGGACGAGAAGGCCGGCCTGAAGGTCGACGCGCTGAAGACCGACCTCGCCGCCCTCAAGGAACTGAAGACCTTCAAGGCGGAGCAGGACATTCGCCTCCAGGGCGTCCCCGCCAAACCCGAAGAGTACAAGATCGACCTGTCTGGCGTCGAAATCCCGGAAGGCGTCAACCTTCAGCCGCTCACCGATGACGACCCGTTCGTCGGCGAAATCCGCGGCATCCTGCACGATGCCAAGGTTCCGGTCGAGCACTGGAACAAGCTGACCCAGGCCTACACCAAGAATCAGCTTCGCATGGCGGAGCAGTGGAACACCGACATCAAGGCAGAGCGCGGCAAGCTGGGCGACAACGCCGATGCGCGCGTGTCCGCCGTCGAGACCGCACTGATCGGCCGCCTTGGCGAAAAGGGCAAGGCCCTGATCGGCACGATGGTCACGGCCTCGCAGGTCGAAGCCTTCGAAGCACTCCTTCGCACGACCGCTGCCGCCGGCCCTGGTGCCGCGGTGCCGGGCGGCAAGGCCAAGGTGAGCATGGAGGGTCTGAGCACGACCGCCAAGTTCGCGCACATCTACGCCAACAACGCAGCGGCATCTCCCGCTCGCAGATCTAACTAAGGGGGTTCCTCATGGACGCCGTTGTATACGCCGAAGCAGTCACTCTCACCGAATACCAGAAGGGCCTCGAGGAAGGTTCCCTCGAGCGCACCATGGTCGAGACGTTTACCAAGACGTCGGACCTGCTTGCCGCTTTCCCGATCCGCCCGGCGGTGAACGGGAAGTACAAGTATCAGCGCATTGCCAACCTGCCGTCAGTCGCTTTCCGCGCCCTGAACGAGCTTGGCAACGAGTCGACCGGCAAGATGACGCTGGATGAAGAAGGCATCTTCTACATGGACGAGTACATCAAGGTCGATCGCGCCTTGGTTGACACGCTCGGCCCCATGCACCGCGCCAAGCAGACCGAGATGAAGTCGATCGCCATGTCGCAGGAGATCAGCCGCACGCTGGTCAACGGCGACAACTCCGACGACCCGCGCGAGTTCGACGGCCTCAAAAAGCGCTGCACCGTGCTCAACACCAACCTGTTCCACAACTCCGGATCGTCCGGTGGTGCGGCACTCTCGCTGTCGAACCTCGACATCATCAACCGCGCGGTGAACGGGATCACCCACTGGCTGTTCCCCTACAACCTCATGGCCTACATGGACGCCGCGGCTCGCAATCCGTCGCTGCTGAACCACTCGGTCCAGACCGGCTACGACGTCGAGATGGGCAAGGTCGTGACGAAGTACCAGGGCAAGCCGATCCTCTACGGCTACGAGCCCGACGACTCGCCGCTGCTTCTGGACTTCGACGAGGTCGCCTCTGGCGGCGGTAGCGCGGTCACGAGTTCGATCTACGGTCTCGCGCTCCGCGGCGACCGCTGCTTCATGATCGAGGGCACGCCGCTCACGGTCAGGGACGAAGGCCAGCTTCAGGGCGAGCCCTTCCTGTCCACCCACGCCAAGTGGGATCTGGGCATGGTTTGCGAGCATCCGCGCTCCGTGGCCCGCCTGACTTCAGTCACCAAAGCCGCGATCGTGGCTTAACGGATAGGGACCGGAAAGGAACACGGCCATGGTAGCCAACGCCCGCAAGTATTTCGCCTTCGACCGCAACACTGCGTTTGCGGAAGATCTTACCCTCGCAGCCTCCGATGTGGTGGCCTTCGGCGGCACCGACGTCCAGTTGGACTTCGGCGACGGCTACTACGAGGGGGTTCTGGTCATCGACGTCTCGTCCATCGAGACCGCGTCGACCGACGAGAACTACACCTTCATCCTCGAGGGCGGCACGGTCTCGGGCTTCGGCTCCGGGTCGATCGACACGCTGGCCTGGAAGCGCCTCGAGCATGCTTCCTCGTCCGGCACGGTCGGCGCCCAGAACGTGACCCACACGGCCGGCCGCTACATGCTGCACTTCTGCAACATGATCGACGAGCAGATGTACCGCTACGTTCGCCTGAACGTGATCATCGGCGGCACGATCGCCACCGGCATCACCTTCACGGCGTTCATCGCGCCGAAGAGCGAGTGCTAGGATGCCGCGGGTAGTCGATCTCTTCCGGAAGTATGAAGAGCCGGTCGTCGGCGAGGATGGCAAGCCCGTCCTCGACGCCGCCGGCGAGCCGACCACGAAGATCGTGGTGGAGCGCTACAAGGTTCTGGCCGTCAATGCGCGCGAGGCGGTCAGGAACGGGAAGGGCGAGGATTCCATGAAG